TCAGAAACTCAGCGCCAGACTCTCCCGTCCTTCCAGAGCCAGCAGATACTGCTTGGCCTGCAGCCCACCAGCGAAGCCTGTCAGGCTGCCTGAGGCGCCGATCACCCGGTGGCACGGGGCGATGATGGAAATCGGGTTGCGTCCGTTGGCCGCGCCCACCGCCCGCACGGCGCCGGGGTTGCCGATCTGTCGGGCAATGTCGCTGTAGCTGCGGGTTTCACCGAACGGTATGGTCAACAGCGCAGCCCAGACCTGGCGCTGGAAATCGGTGCCGACAAAGTCCAATGGCAACTCGAACCGCTGACGCCCCCCGGCAAAGTACTCGCCCAGTTGACGGGCCGTTGCCTGGAGCGTGGGATGTTCATCATTTCGGTGAAGCGCCCCCAGGCGCACACGGTTTTCGCGCTCTTGCTCCCAAAGCACGGCGGCCAGACACTCTCCACGTGCGACAAGCGTCAGGGTGCCGACGGGAGATTGCATGAAGGTGAAGGCGCAGGACATCAGGGGCTTCTCACAGGAAACGGATGCGAGGCACTCTACGCGCCAAGACCATCGGGCGCATCCGCTTTCTTGCTCAGGTAAATCCGGATGCCACACCGATGCGATCATCTCAAATAAAATCAGATATTTATCCTGTTCAACTACAAACGCCTGGAAACTGGCGCATACCAAAGAACTAGCTATTCTGGAATAGGTACTGCGTTAGTCGTTGCCCTGGTCATCCGAAGACAACAGGCACTATGGCCCAAGGCATCCCGCAACCATCCGCACATCGATGGGATGTGGTCGCCATGGCTGAGTTTCTTCGTCAATGCTGGTTCTTGCTGCTGGGCCTTTACCAGACCATTCAAGGTAATGGTCTCACCGGCTGCCTGATTGCCTTCGTTCTGGCTATCGTGATGAGCAAGATCGGAGCCATGCTAACGGGGCGTGCCGAACGTTTTACCGGCACCGTGCAAAACGGCCATGCCGGCCTGCGCCGCCATCCTGCGGTCCAAGACACCGCCAAGAGTTGGCTGGAGCGCTTGTGCGGGGCATTGCTGCAGACAGCTGCTGGAGTGCTGTTTCTGGTCACCGTGATTGCCACGGTGAATCTGCTGCTGTAGGGACATTCCTGACCAGGGGCCACCGTCTGTACAGGACGGTGACATTCCCTTGGATCACGTCGGCTTCAGCGTCCCACGGCAGCTACGACCGTGGTTTTGCCTGCGCGCCTGCTTGACTGCAGGACTGGCTCGCTCGCCACCTTCCTGGCACGCCCGACACCCCAGGCCAGCGACCTGGTCATCGACTCACCCGGGCGGGAGTCGAAAGCCTCTTCATGCAAGGCCATGCCGGAGGGCGCGTAGATACCGATGAACATCTGCGTGGCACCGGTTCGCGACAATCGCACCTGCACATCGATACAAGTGCCACTGTCGAGCGTTTCGTCATGCGTCCGATGATGAAGGGTGGGGTCTGCCCAGGACCAGAACACGTCACCGCGAATTCTCATGCCGCCTCCTACGACTTTAGTCTTATATGTGTTGGTAGTGGCACCATAGCGGATGCGTGCCAGCACGCAACCGCGATCCACTGCCATGGGGGCGAAATCGGACAACCGGCTTGACACAAATTTCGAGATCACACTCGAGTGCGAATGACGCCGCTGATGGCCCAGCCTGCGAACACGAAAAAGGTGTCGAGGTAGAACAGTCCTTCATAGTTCGGCAGCGATGTGCCGCTAGCGACCGGGTCGGAAATGGGCGCAACGATGGCATGGATGCCGTTGGGGACTACAGCCAGAATGACCAAGGCTGCATAGGTGACGATCCGAAGCAGGTTCGTTCGATACAAGGAGGCTTCTGCCATTTTCAATCCGAAGAAGGCAATCACTGCCGCCACAGGCAGTACCCAGATGTGAGTTGGCAGGCTGAAAAACACTTCGGCCATCAAGCTTTTCGTTTCCACGTTTATTACAACACCTTGTCGATGAAGACGCCGATTATCCATGGCCTGGCCAAGCCATGGCCAGCCTTGGCCGCCTGCTACGCTTTTCCTCATACAGGAGGGCCCCGCCATGCATACCAACGAACTCATCCCATCCCTTATCTACAAGCTCAATGAAAACCAGCTGGCCATTGCCGAAGCTGTCGAGGAGCTTTCCAAGTGGATCGAGCAGATTCACGGTCCTGCAGAGGGTTCGATCAAGATCCGCAACGCGCTCACCAAGCTCGACGACAATCTGGAGTTCATCACGCGCGGTGTGGCGAAGTTGCTGAACGAATAGGCGCAAGGAGCGTCGGACGGTTCGACCGGCACTGCAACGTACGATCGAACAACCTGCCTCTGCCATATGCTGGGTTTTCAGCTGGAGATAACGCCTGCCGTGCGGCTAAACATGGTTACCTCGCGCCAGGCTGCCTATGAGCCTCCAAACGCCGCACATCTTTCACGAACCATATCCCCACACCGACGACCATCAGGCAGAGAAATACGACATCCCACGCCTTGTGCTCCATGGCTGAGATGATGGCAAAGAACTGCAGAGCGGCGGCCCACCACAAGAACGGCCTGATTTTTGAATAACGCATCATTCATCCCTCCGCCCCCGTTATCAAATTTTAGCTGAGTCTCGACGGGGCATCCCTTGCCTTCGCAAGGCATTCAGCGCAAGTCGGCGCCCTGTGGATGTTCCCCAAACCTGGGTGATGGCAGCGTTAGCATCAAGGGCATGATCAGCGCCTACGGCCTGCGCCTGAAATAAACGTAGAGGGCCGTCAAATCGATCAGCAGCACGATCGAAATCACGATAACAGTAGAGTAGATCTCCCCCCGAATCATTGCGAAGCCCCCCACTACAAGGTCTGTTCGGGAAGAAGAGCAATTCGCATTCCAAGTTCGTCGCGCGAAGGCAGCGGTGCTTGAAATAACCGGAACAGGAAGCTGCGCGGCATGCCGCCACGACTGCGCTCACAACAAGTACCGCAGGCCTCACCCCTCTTTGGAGGGATTTCGGCCAGCGGCAAGCGCTGGGGAACGTGATCATGGCCGCCATCAAATAATGGCAAAAGTAGTTCGCACTGTTTCAGGAGGCCGATGCAGAGGGATAACAATCAGCGTTATGGAAAATTGGGATCCTTGTAAATCTCAATGATCCGATCTTGATCATCCAGAAGGATCGTCACCCTCCCAGGCACGATGTCCTCCGTCACATGGTCAGTCAGTCGAACGAATCTGCATGTGTGCCCGATGAGTTCGGATAGAGCTGTCAGGCCGATGACACGAGATATGGGCCAGGGGGTCCAATCGTCACCCTTCGTTGACCATGGCCAAGGATGCGAGCCGCCATTATCTGCTTCACCCATATGTGCCTCTCCTCATTGAAATGGCGCATTGCCATATCAAGTCTTAGACCAAGGCGCAAGAAACTCAAACATGCGACGTCAAAGAAGCGATCCGGCAAGTTCATCGCACTTGGCGAGACTGCTCATCCGTATTGCCTGCACGCATGAAGGCTCGAACCCACAGAAGCACAATCCCCACCGGCAAGACGCTCCAAACGAATCGTCCCATGTCGCGGAACCCGAAGAGCTCATTGAGCAAGCCTGAGTTTTCTGTAACCACACCGATGCTCAGTATCAGTAGCGCCAAGCCGCCACCACTGATCACACACAGCCATCCGACCGCGCTGATCGTCTTGTCGAGCAACCTCTTTTGAGCAGTATTCATCCGTTTGCCTCAATCCAAATGGGCAATTGTACCTTAATCGTTTCACTTGACCGACAGATCAAAACGGCTAGGCAGAAAGTGTTCAAGACGGCAACATGTGTTCCAGCGCTCAGACAGGAACACCTCTGCTATCCCGAGCAGGAAGGTGCTGCCATCAATCAATTTTCAAGAGCATCGCGTTAATGCCTCATTGGCCTTTCGCACCATCTCGACCCATTCCTCGTGCGTGACCTCTTTTCTGTGCTCGAGGTGCTCGGCCTCAAGAACGGCCAGGTCATACGCCGTCTCATCGAGTTCCGAACCATTCAGGTGCTGCGCCACCCAGGAAATGAAGGCTGCCGACTTTGTTTTTATAGGGCTCATCGCCGCGCTCCGTCTTGGATCCACCCTATTGATATAGGTGAAAACCTCCGCTATCCACAAGACGAAAGTAGTAATCGATAGCGCTTATAAAAATGAGGGATATCACCGAGACACTAGGTGGTCGGAAAGCGTCCCGCCCAAAGCGCGTCAGACACTTGGGACTGCTGACCGGCCTGGTGCCAGGCAAGAATCTGACGAGCGATCCGATCAGAAAGCTGAATTTCACAACATCTTCACAAACCTGACTTTATAGTCAATTTGTTTCATGTTGAGTCCTTTGCCCGCTCCGGCGGGCTTTTTTATCCGTCAGAAAGGGAGAGCCACTGCGCTTTCCCTTTTATCCACTCTCGCTCGACCACTTGACCGGCACCGCAAAGCGCCCTGCTCCATGAGTTCGGGGAAAACAGTTCACAGGGTGCTCTGCGGGGTTGATGAGTGCGCAGGCTGATGCTCGCTGCGCGGGTGTTTGGATGTTAGTACCGGCGATACTCGTGGCCACCACGGTCTTCATCGTAGTAGTGTCGGTGATGTCTTCCATCATGCCAATACGGCCAGCAGCCGCTTAACAGCACCACCGCTGACAGCATTACGACCCAAGCAGCTTTGCGTTTCATTTGAGTGTCTCCGACCGGGCGAAGCCAGGCCTTGCATAGTTTTGACCTTCCAGAAAGTGGAGGTTCAAACATGGCCGTTCCACTCATCCCCTGCCTCCCCACACATGGGGCTGCATCGACAGGTACCTGAACAGTTTTTCACGCCCAGCCAAACCACCGGCGGCTGATCAATGCGGTTGCCAAGGTCGACAGACACAACGAACGCTTGGGCTGAAGTCGCTTGCGCACGACTTGGTCGAGCTCACATCGCTGAATACGATCCCAAAAGCCCGACAAGGCGGCGGGGCCCTCCTTGAATAAAGACCGGCGTTTAATCAACGAAGGTTGATCACTTGACGCATGGAGTCGAGCTGATCATGTCCACTCCATGTCAGCTGGTAGTAGATCTCTTCGGAATCATCCTCATATACCTCTGCCTCCGTCACCACGACCAGGTCCCCGGATTCGAGGATTTGCAATTGGTACAGGATTTCCTCAGTCAGGACTTCTTCAGCTTCACCACTGTCCCATACGCCTCGTTTGACGCAGATCGCTTGCAGAATCTCAAGCTGGGTTGGCCCGCAATCAGTGTCCGTGGACTCTATGAAAACCAACACATCGAAAACCAGTTTCATGTCACGTTTCATGACTACCCTCAGGCCTTTCTGGAAAGTGATGATCGAGTCTAACGAGATGGCCATACAACAAAAACCCCGGTTTGCTAACCGGGGTTTAGTCGATCATTTCTCAACATGCACTGGCATTGAAGGCAGCATTACCCTCGGATCACCTGAAGGCGATCCCGACCGGCATCTGTGATCGAATTCTCCCCTTCATCGCTGATGCGATAGCGGCCGGATACCATTTTCATTATTGAGAACCTAACCAATCCGCTCCTGGACAGGGCTTCTCCTGCTTCAAAGCTCATTGCCTGTTCCAGATCGAAGATCTTTATTTCTCCGATCTTATAGCGGGCAAAGGCCATCAGGGCCGTATCCAATTCCTCTTGGTTAATCTCTCGAACGCGTTCCATTCGACCTCCCAGGTCATGAGAGTCCCGGTCCATGGGCTTGCAGGCAACGAACCCGGGGTTGGTTGGAGGCCGAACGCTACTACGCTACAGCGGAGGTCGCTACTGGCTTTCCATCCATGCTGGATGGGCAGGCAGGCTAACGAATACCCTACACCACCAGTGGCGGCCGGTTCTGAAGGAATTGGGGATTCGCTACCAGCCACCGTACAACTGCCGTCATACCTATGCGACAATGCGCCCAATGTCCGGCCTCAACCCCGCATTTATCACCCAACAGCTGGGTCACAGCGTGCAAATGCTGCTGTCGACGTACGCCCGTTGGCTCAATTCAAGCTCCGACTGGAGCGAGCTGGAAAGCTCACGATTGGTATCAAATCGGTATCAGCTGACAATCCGGCCTCGTAAGTTACTGACAGGTAAGCGCTTTGATCTCCACCGCCAACATCACCATGCGCTGCGCACTGGGGTTTGGCGGGTGGCGATGCGTTGAATTTACTGGCCGAAACACCCCTCCCCCCACCGAAACGCATCAATTGGTTCGTAAACTGGTCCGACGGCCCGCATTTGCCCCTCATGCCGAATTGGCATAATCCTCATTTTCTGAACGTGCCCACCTCGGCGGCTTTCCTTTTCAGTTCAGTTGGTCATGCTATTGCCAACGCGATGACTCCCACGGACTCACTCAAAATGGTAGCTACGGCCTCAGGGCCGTGATGAAAAATAATTGCCTAAAGCAGCTGCCTAGGCTGTCTAGACAGCGCATCTTCAACATCAAATCCACTCAACAAGGCGGTTCCCTCCAAGCCACTCTAAACCTGATCGATCGCGGCTCTTCAGGGACGCACAGTCAACCTGGTAATCAGCGCCTCTCTATTCAGCTTCCGTCTCGCTATGGAGCGAGTAGTCCTCATGAGCCATGACAAGGGCCCCTAATGGAGCGTTCACTTCACAATCAGTTGATTAGATAATCGCCGCGACATTGTGGAAATGGTTGCCGGATAGTGGGTTCACCGAAAGCGGCATCAAATAGACCGTAGGCCCCTTGTGCCAGTAGGTGAAGGGAGGAGTGCTGCTACCTGGAGCTTTGGTCCCCTCCGTTCGAATAGAAAGCGCGTCGGAAGCGACATCAAGATCGATAGCAAAATGACTTCACGCCTGATAGCATCCCGCCATGATTTACATGCCCATGGAGTAGGACTTGCTATGTCGTATGAGAGCGATAGTTTCTTCGAGGATGAAGTGCGCCGGATTGCGAGAGCACGATGGCCTGCAGCAGCTTATGATGGCGCTGCCATAGTTAGTGGGCGAGAAAGGGATGGCCTATTCGAGACAGAGGAAGTTGTTCACTTTGTAGAGGCCACAACTTCAAAACGTGCCGACAAAGCCAAGGAAGACACAAAAAAACTATTTTCTTTAATCTCTACACATCAAAGATCCGACTCCGTAAAGGGTGCCGTAGGGTGGTTTGTAACCCAAGTTGAACCCACTGCAGACCAACGAGAGGCAGTGAGGACGGCAGGAAAGAACCAAGTAAAATGCGTATCCTTCGCTCAATTTCAGCAAGCAGTAATTGACGTACCCGATTACTTCGCTAAGCGTGAGAACCATTTATTTGGAAGTGTCGCCGACCCAACATCTGGCGACACAAACTTTCAAGGCGAATACCTGCCGTTAGATTTTCTTTCTGCAGACAGCGCAGACATTGTCGGAATTGAGCACATCTGCAACGACCTTCGCGAAGGAAAATCTTATGTAATGCTTGGCGATTATGGCGCCGGAAAGAGCATGACGCTCCGCGAGCTTTACTATAGACTGAGAAATGAATACAGGTTAGGTAGCGGCAGCTTATTCCCTGTGTACTTGAATCTTCGTGAGCACTCAGGCCAAGACGACCCTGCAGAACTACTGGAAAGACACGCACGAAAAATTGGTTTCGATAAAGCTGGATGCCTTGTGTCAGCATGGAGAGCTGGCTTTGTGATACTGTTGATTGACGGATTCGACGAGATCACCTCTCTCGGCATTTCAACTAGGCGAGACCGATTAAAAGAAGCACGCCGACGCTCGTTGGAAGCGGTGCGTCAGCTCATAAGCCAAACACCAAGGAAGGTAGGCTTTGTAGTTGCCGGCAGGGAGCACTTCTTCAGTACACCAGCTGAGCGAAGCTCTGCACTGGGAGTCCGCAGAGACACACAAACCCTTATGCTTGGGGAGCTGAGCCCCAAACAAGTATCCAAATACATCAAGGCAATTTCTGGAGAGTCAAAGATAGTCCCCGACTGGGTGCCAACGCGCCCACTTTTGCTTTCATATTTAATCACAAGGGGAATTTTTCAAGGTGGCTCAGGTGTACTCGCCTCAATTGACGCAATTGATGGCTGGAACCTTTTACTTGACGATATTTTTGACCGAGAGGCAAAAATCAGCCCAAGCCTAGACGGGCCCACGTTGAGAAATATTCTTGAACGCCTAGCGACCATGTCAAGGGCAACTCCAGATGGACTGGGACCGCTATCGCAAGCACAGATCAAGGACGCATACCGCCAAATATGCGATGCTGAACCAGATGATCAAGCAGACTTGTTGCTTCAACGGCTTCCTGGACTGGGCATCTACAGACACGAGGACGAGTCAAGGACATTTGTCGACATTGAACTCGCCGGGGTATGCAGGGCAAAAGACATTCTTGATTTCATTGTCAACCCCCATGGCACTCTTCAAGATGACGGCTGGAAGAACGCGATGCGCTCAGTTAATGCTTTCGCCGGAAAAACAGCAATCGTGAAAGTCACACGATCCATTTCAAATATCCGCTCGACGGTAGATGCTGATGGTCTATTCCACTGCCTGAACAAGTCGACGGACCTAGAAGTATTTCGTGGTGACGTGGCGATGGTCTGCGTCGAGGGTTCCCTTGAACCACGCAGAGGTGTAACTATTGAAAACGCCATGTACGAACAGTACGTGTTTTCACCTGCGGAGTGCATCACAACCCTTACAAATATAACATTCAACAACTGCATATTCGAGAGCATTGAAGTCGGCCCGCAGGACGCAACCGAAAAGCTACCAAGCTTCGAAGGCTGCCTGTTCAACTTAGTAGTAGACAGGATTAGCAGAACTGATATGCCATCGTCAAAATTTGACGCCAGTTGTGAATACGAGAAATTTGCAGAGCACATAAAAACTCAGAACTCAATCATGAGCGCCAACTTCTCAATAGGCGAAAAATTGGTACTGACAATACTGCGAAAAGTCTTCATGCAGAGTTTAAGCGGCAGATCTGAAAGCGCGTTGGTTCGCGGCCTCGACTTAAATCAACGAGCGCTAGTCCCCGACGCCATTAAACTACTCAGCCAAACTGGACTCCTCACTTTATACACAGGCGGGGATGGCAACGTATGGATTCCTGTCAGAAAAAAACTAGACCGTGTGCGAAACATACTCGCATCACCCTCGACCTGTGGAGACGAAATACTAATAGAGGCCAAAAAGCTGTACTCCAAGCAGTAATATAGCAACGCGTTATGTTTCGCGCCCTTTTAACAGGGCGCTTCCACTGCCTCAAGCCCGCGTCGTCATCTAACAACTCAACAGCCATTTTGACTCAAGACCCAGTTGCATTACCCTAGAAATAGCTCGTGTAATTTTAAATGTTAGTGGCGTGTCAGCGGCTGGTGGCCCAGCGCATAGAGCTGGTAATCGGTTACCGCCTGGTCCGGCGCCAGGCCGGCGGCCTGGGCCTCGTGATACTGGCGTAGCGCGGCGATCGCCTCCTGTATCAGGGGCTCGCCAGCCTCGATCATCCCTTCGATTGTCCGCTTCACTGCCCTACCCCGATGGCCTGATCAGGGCATTATAGGCCCGCTCGCAGGCTAGCCCAGCTACTCGGGCGCTGTCATACGCTGCTGCCAGATCTCGATTTGTGTCGACAGACCGTGCGAGCAGGTCGGAGAGCACCATGGCGGCGCGTCGGGCTGCTTCGCCTCGAGCGGCAACGGCGGAATCCGGGCCGGCGCAACTGACGGAGGCGGCGAGGTTTCCGGCCTCGTTGCGCAGCCGCTGGCCAGCAGCATCAGCGCCAGCAATGCCGGCATCAGCGATGGCTTGTTGTTCGTGAGCATTCGCCCTCACCTCTTCCTGCGCCGTAGCGCGTCGTTGTTCTTCCTGGCGGGCACCGCGCTCGCCGATCACCTCGGCCAAGCGGTCGCCGCTATCCCGTTCTGCCGATGCCTGGCCGGCCTCAGCTCGCTCTACCGATCGGCCATGCTCATAGGTACCCCAGTAGGACGCCACCACCAGCAGCAGCGCGATCACGCGCACGCCCCACCCGCTCATGCCAGCACCCGCAGCGCCAGGTCATACAGCGCCTTCCGCTCTGCCGCGCCGTTCGGTACCCGGCCAGGCTGGCCGGTGTTGATCACACTGCCGATGTCCTGGATGCGGCCGGCGTCGGCCAGCTCGTTCAGACCGTGTTTCGACCACCACCACGCGGCGGACTGCGCGGCGTGCTCGGCCTGCTCGAGCAGTTCTGGCTGATCCTCCAGTGGCAGATCCAGGGCCACGCCGGCGGCACGGTAGTTGTCGCGGCCGGTGAGCTGGATCAGCCCTCGGCCCCGGAACCGCCAGCCATCCCCGGCTCCGTGTTGCCGTTGCGACCACTGTAGGCATCGTTCGCGATCGCTTCCGGCTTGCGCGCCAAGCTGAGGGCCTTCGCGTTTGGCTTGCCATCCGCACCGCGGTACCGACTTTTCCAAGTCACGGCCATCGCCTCGGCGCTGTAGTTCAGGTTTTCCACCAGGGTGCGCAGCTGGCCGGATTCGTGGCCGATCTGCGCCAGGAACGCGGCCATGCGCACGCGGCTATCGATCTTCCAGCGTAGGGCGGCACGGTTGATTGCAGGCAAAAAAATGCCCGCGACTGGGCGGGCTTTAGGGAGGATCTGCAGCAGTTGCTGCTCGGTAAGAGGTGTCATGTTTTCTCCAGGCAAAAAATACCGGCCTGAGCCGGTTATGTTCGGTCTGTCGTCTTGCTGATCGCTTAGTCCGTAGCCTTTACAACGCTGTGACCAATAAAAACAATCTTGCTCATTCGGACAGCTCCGGAATATCTCCCCACTTGTCTCCCAGCCATGGCTGACTGGCATGTTCTGGCGGCGACGGCACTTCTACGGCGCCATCTGGCGGCGAGGACTCGAACACCTCGCCGTCGATCTCTGTGGTTGCCCAGCCGCCCAGGTACTTGCCGTTATTGTCCACGTAGTAACGAGTACTCATCAGCGATCCCTCTTCCATTTGGCGGCCAGGCGCCAGTTTGCTGTAGTGATCCGATTGACCTGTCCGCTGGTCTTGTTCATAACGCACACGCCAGAATTACCGAAACGCACATAGACGTTGGTAGTGTCTGCATAGGCAATCAGGCAGTCGCCATTCGGGAAGGACTGGCTGAAGAAGTTGAGCCCGATAGGCACAATTTCACCTGCGGCCCAGCCGAGGTCGGCAGTCAAATTCACCAGGTCGCAGGTGAACTGCTCCGGCCTGTATCCGAGGCCGTGCGGAATAGTAAGTAGGCCCCCAAGCGTGATGGCTTGCTGTGTACTTTTGATCCACGCCAGACGGCTTTCCAGGGTTTGCGGGGCAACTGCAACATCGCCGAGCACGCCGGCATTCACCTCGGCCTGGGTCCCTAGCCGTAGCAATCCAGCAATAGCGGTGGTCGCATTTACCAAGTTTCCGGAGTGAGAAATCGCCCTCCAAGGCGAATAGCCCAACAGTCGGAACTTGATGATGGCAACCGCAGTATCTGAACCACTCGCGTACGAATAGGCAATTTGCAGGACATTGGAGCCGAACTTCAGAACCCACAGCCAGTAGTAGTTGCTCACTCCGCTGTTGGCTGTCACAGCCGCCTGCCCATCTGGGTGGTTGGCGTTTCTGGACCCGGCCGATCCGCCGAGCAGCGCATTGAAGAAGCCACTGTTGGTGATCGAATCGAAGTCGGTGGCGTTGTCTGTGGCCGTAGCCGCCGCCAATGCGGTACCGCTGACACTTGCACCCACGGCACGAGTCACGAACTCGGTGGTGGCCAGCAAAAGCGAAGAGTCGGCCGGTGCGGCAGTGCTACCCTCAATATCGTCACTGGCGAACTTGAAGACCTCGGATGTGACGGGGTTGATGCTGCGGAGGGTTAGGTCATCCTGCCCGTCATACATGCAAAGGTCCCAGCGATCGGTGGACACCTCTTTTATCCATAGCATGCCCGGCTGCGCATAGGGAGGCCGTGATGCGCCGCGATGCAACGTGTTGATGGCGTCACGGAAATTGTTCAGATCGAGCGCCAGCTGCGGCCCAGACTTGGAGTTTGGGTCGATAACGCCCCAGTCGAATTGGCTCATTGTGTCTCCTAGATTCGCCGGCCATAGCCCTTGGCGAGGTAATCAAAAGTCCGCGACACGCCGTTCCCGCTGCTGTCAAAGAAGCGCAGGTCAAAGCCAGTGTCATCGATGTTCGTGATCAGCTTCCGGTCGCCAACGGCCAGGCCCTGGGCATCCACGGCCAGCGAAGGACGGACCATGAACGACGGCTGGAAGGCAATTCGGATGCCTTCAGCCGGGCACAGCAGGTCATTTCCGCCCGCCACACGGTCAGGTATGTCGACGACGATGCGCATCTGGCTGACGCTCGGCGTCACGGCGGGCGCAAAGCTCTGCAGGTGAAGCCGGAATCGGAATGCCCTGGCGGTGTGCTCGCCGATGGTCAGTGGCACCCACGGGGTCCAGTCAGTTGGTGGTTCGGGCTGCGGCGTGCTGCTTTGCGAAACCTCAAGTGTCAGCCCCCACTGGCCAGGGTCAACATCAGCCAGTCGATCAACCGAGGCAAGCGTCACCCAAGACGCCATGGTGCCGAGGATGTCATAGCCGAACGCCAGGATTTCGCTGGTCAGGCGCGCCGTGTAGACGTGCCCCATATCAACGATCTCGTCGGCGTAGTACCAGCCTTCCTCCTCCACGCCGCTCTTGCCGTAGGCCATGGTGATGACCTCAGACAGCGTGGACCAGTCAGCCATGCGGTTGCTGCTGTCCAGTTGGAGCTGACCCAGCGCAACGCTGACATTGACTCGCTCCCCCGCCCAAGCCGGCCCCTCCTCAACCACCTCGACCGCGTTATAGCTGTCCAGGTCTGCGATTTCCGAGGTGCCGGAAACAGCATTCAGGCTGTAGATTCCGCTGGTGTCGACTGCGCGCACCAGGTAGTCGGGGTGGCTGTGCACCACCGCCAGCAGGCCACGCGCCACGGCAGCCGCCATCGTGCGTTTGTCGACCTGGAACGTCTGGGTGGGCTCGGCAGCGATGTTCTTCACCAGTCGGCACTCGCCCGGGGTGATCAGCCAGACCGCCTCCTGTGGGCATCTGCAGGGCAGCTGCCGCCACCGTGCCGAAACTGTCGCCCGCGATCTTTCCACCACTTGCAACCTGGGCAAGAACCTCAGCGGCAGCAGCGGTGGTGCCGATAGTAGTGCTGATCTGCTTCGCTAAGTCAGACATGGCGCCGACGTTCGTCCCAGCGGCATTGCCAGTGAGAACAAGCGCCTTCCTGAACTCTTCTGTTTCTTGCGAACCCTTGTAGTACGCAACACCAACACCAGCCACTGCGGCGGCCAGCACTGTGTAAGGGTTTGCCAGGCCGATGATGTAGCCGCCTAGCGCCCGAGCAGCAGGGCCGACTCCGCCGAACATGTCTTTGAGCTGGCCGCCCTGTTGGAGGAGCACGGTGAAGGGATTCATGCCGCCTTGCAGCGAGACGGCAATATCCGTGAACTGCGCGGGTACGCCGCGGAGCGCCGAGGTATAGGCCTTGGTCGACATGCCGGCCGCCTGGGCTTGGCGTGCATACCTGTCCATGGCCTGTTCAGCCGATTGAGTACTGACAGCCAGATCCTTGATGGATACACCGGAGCTTTTCGCCTGGACGCCAACGCTGCCAGTTGCGACCTCGGCACGCTCTCCTGCCTTGGCCAGCTTATCGAGATCGTCCGCAGCAGAGACTGCCTCACCTGATTCGACTTTGATGCCGAGTACAGCAATATCGCCTTGGCTCATGTTTCCTCCGGGCAATAAAAAACCCGCCGAAGCGGGTTTGGTTTTCTTCCGAGGCCTATTCCTCGTCTTTGACCTCGCACAGCGCGCGATCCACAGATGTTTCGTTCTGCCCTTCAAAGGCAACGATATTTGACCCATCCGGCATCCACGTCACGGTGTAACGCTTGAAGCCAACGTAGCCGCCCATGGTGTTTTTCGAGTTCACCTCACCACACACCCATCCATCTTTCTTGCTCCGCTCATTTCTGAACTGAGCAGACGACGGGTCAGTGAGCTGCTCGGTATGGACCTGCGACCATACGTGCATCTTTGCGCGCTGGCGGGACCTTGCTGGCAACTGGCGAACCTTGCCATCCAACACCGCGCCAAGGCAGTGGAAGCCGTCAGTGCCGATGGTCTGGCCGCGAATGGTTGCAGCCTCCTGCGGAGCAATCTGCTGCAAGCGCCTTTCGCACTCGATGAAGTAGCGGCGCGCTTGGCGGCCCCTGTCGTTGCGCTCCACCATGGACAACTCTTTAGCCATGTCCAAGGTGACGTGGTACTCGCGGCTTCTACGGCCTCCGGTGCTTTTACTCAAAGCTGAGTAAAAGTCCTGACCCTCCTGGAAGCCGTACTCAGCAATGCGCCGGGCAATCCAGTCATTAAAGCGCGCATCGACCCCAAGAGGTTCTTTCAGAGCTACAGATTGCGATCAACAAGGGGTCCTCAATCGCTCATGTGGATCTCAGGGACATGGGGCTCGACGAGATGAGTGATTCGGAACACGACGAAACGACCGGCGAAATCTGTAGGGAGTTAGAAGCGGCGGGGTACACCCTTGATTGGGATGGGCCGGACCACTTGTCCGTGATGTTCGACCAAGCCTGAGCCAAGCCCGGCCAAGCGCCGGGCTTTTCGCACTTGCCACATACACATAAACCCCATTCTATAAGTTATAGAATGGGGCTTTGTGCATACATGGCCAGCCCTAATGCCATCATTGGAGCCCTACATGACTGAGTCCGCCTTCATCTTTAAATGCCTCGGCCACACTGAGCGCGTCGACGGCACGATCGCGAGCTACACGATTGAGGTGACCAGCTCGCGTAATGGTCGAGTTGAGGTACTGGAGGTAGAGCCCGATCACCTCACCTCGGCCCGAAGTATGAAAAGACTGCTCCTGAACCGATGCCTGTTCTACTCAACCACTCAGAAGAAACACACCGAGGCCATCGCTGCGATGTTCGATGCCCGGGATGCTGAAGCAGAGCAAGAAGTTCTGGAGTAAGCCATTCCGTTATGTAGCCATCGGCCGGCTGAGATCGGCGCCAAACGCAAAAAGCCCAGCGCGGAGCTGGGCGGAGGCCGTCACGGCTGCATCCATTCGTCGCGATAAACTTAAACTCAATGCTCCATCTAAGTCATTGAACATAAAATCACGATAAAACTAACGAGCAAAAAAATCGATTTCAAAACATTAATCACTTAATAGCCACTGCTTCAGCTCGGGATCCAGCTTTTGCATTGGATTAGCATCACCCACACTTGAAATCAAGACATTTTTGCAATACTCAACCTCAGCAAGACCGGCCTGATCTAAAGGTGGGCGCAATTGCCCTCTACTACCATCAGGATAAATAACATCTTGTAACGGCCTATTCTCAAGATTTATCAATCTCTCCATGCAAAGCAAGGGCGTATCGTCAGTCATTAGCGTACTGACCACAATTTTGGTAACCGCTTTTATAACCTCCGCGCTTCGCTGACCGCCTGCTGCTGCACCCTGCCCAATATGCCCTTCCGACTGCCCAGAAGCATGTAGCAGTGTAGAATTAAATATAAGGTCCTCTGTCCTAACCTTATTATCTTTCAGATTCTTTAGTTTCGCCTTTTCCTCCGCGCTAAGATTTTGACCGTCCCCAGCAGGCCCTCCAGTGGTCTCTACTGCATTTATTTCGTTCTTTATATTTTCCAAGTCCGCATTAAGAGCATCTAAATTCCCGGAGACGGAGGCAGCTCCATGCGATCCGAGCGTAACCGGTGGAGCTATTGCAGAGTCAGTTAACTGCTCGACGGCCGCCAAAGCGACTGCATAACGCTGCAACCTAGATTTATAGAAGTTGTACTGAGCATCATCCAAAGTGTCATTCATTCTGTCTAGACAAAAGCTATAAAGCTGATCTCTAAAAAACTGAATGTTTCGCGACCTAACACCCACATATGCAGCAGAAGTTTGCACAGCAGCTGCAATCTCTCCTTTTGCTCCGTTAGGAACCTCCCCTTTGGCGGCCAACTGAGCAGCATACGCTGCCAACGCATCAGGACTTGGCGCTGGGCATATTGTGCCATTACCAACAAGGACTTCTCGCTGCTGAATATCAACTATTATCGACTCCGCATCTTTTGATCGCTCATCGATAGCAAACTTATGAGTCCTATAAATACTATTCCAGTTTGCACTGCAGGCAGCCGTTAGCGAAATCGCCAAAGTGACAATCGCATATCTAACCATAGCATTTTGCTCAACTGTGAGAGCCATTAGCCATCACTAAAGACCATTACCGCATGGTTAGCAAGTTCAGGGCTACCAATATCGAACACTTCTAAGAATCATCGTCCTATCTCACCGTTCATCAGCCACCCAACGCCTGCGCTATTCCAGCGCCCAGCACAGCTTTCAACGCCTCATACGACAGATCGAAGCCCTTGGCTCGGATGGCGCCCTTCACCTTGTTCCAAGCGCTCTGATCGCGGATCTTCGACAGCAGCTCATGCCCTTCCCAGGTGAGCTGCTGAGCGATGCAATAGGTGCCCTCGCTCATGTAGTCAGTGCAGATCGCCTGGAGGAAGCCGGCCTGCTGCATCATTTGGATGTGGTAGGAAACTTCGCTCTTCTGGAACCCTTCCAGGTCCTCAGGGCGCAGCGTGGAGTTGAAGTCCGGCAATGCCTCCACGCTGATGAGGATTTTCCGGATCAGGTCCCAGTCTCGTTTCATGTAGGAAATCTCTTTAATTTGGAGCCTAAGCTCGGCGACCTGACAGTCCCACGATCAACTGAAGATCCACCATAGGACACCGGCGATCAGCAGCCAGGTGATCACGTGCGCCCAGAGCGGCGTTGGCTCCGCTCGGACTGTCGTCTTTTTTCCCGAACCGTATAGCTTGGACGCTGAGAGCCCAGTCCCAGGAATGCCAGCCGTTACCCTGGTTCCGCGCTTGCTCAGGTTGGCAGTCAGCCCCTTCTTGCCAACAGACGTACTGACTCCGCTTTTGCTGAGGTTGATCCGCACACCTGGGGCGACCTTGAAACTCTTCCGAAAACGCAACGGCATGGCTCGACTCCTTGAGAAAGGCAATACGCCATCATCCTCAAAAGTCACGCTTATGAACAGCCTGTCCATGCTGTAGATGCAAAAAGCCCAGCGCGGGGCTGGGCGTGTTGATCTTGCCTGAGGTCATACCGGCGATAGATCTCCATCTATGATCGCTTCCTGATGACTAGAAATGTCGTCTGAGCCTTTGGCACAAAACTGAAGGTCACGAGTTAGAGTTCCTTCTATCTCGCCAAACTTAAACACTCCTCCAGCGACCATGCTCTGCATCAGCAGCGCCTGCTTTAACTCATAGAACTCGTCCAAACATATCCAGGTACATACTGGAAAGCAACATGAGCCTTGGGAAAGATAGAATGCTGGGTAACGATTGCCGCTTTGACAGCCGAAATCTAAACGATACCGATGACCTTTAGAGGTCGTTTTTGCAACTAGGATGACACCGTCGTCACGACGACCTAACACCACAAGATATTTATCTTTTGTGGCGCCATCGGAAAATTTGAAATCCTTGTGAAATATTATCGTCCCTGGCTTCACATTAACGCCCCAAGCTTGAGATCACCAGATCACGGTCGCGCACCGACTCGAGCATCAGCTCGTACTCTTGCTTTCGGAGTGACATCAAGTAAGGGATTTTCGCCTGTTTACGCTGCTCAACCTCGTAAATCTGATGCCAAGGCAGGTTTTCCAGATGGGTTTTTTCGACCATTTCTTCTGCATCACTGTCCTTGAACTCGGCGGACAACTGCTGCAGTAGGCGAAGTTCACGCTTTGAGAAATGAGTGGAGTCAAACTCACCAATAGCGTTTACCGACAGCATGTCGCCTTTAGCAGTCTTGATCGTTTTGAACGAGCAATGGCCCTGCCAATCACCCTGGGGGGCCGCAAGCTCCTCAAATAAAATCTTTGGCACCGGCCCCATCTTCCATGCGAAGTAATCAAGGCCGGTAACCGGACGCCCCGTATCGCGGAAATGAGTAAAATCAAGGAAATAGAGAAGCTTGAAGAGCTTCACCTTCCCTAATTTACGCGTGTTCTTGGCAAAAAACTTGACCGCCTGGATCAGTTTTTCCCGTTCGTGTTCGATTAGCATGGCCTCAGCATAGCTCTTAGGACGGTTGATGGCTATAGGCCCTCATGCTTGAGCGACAGGCTGTCAGACGGATTAATCCTTGAACATTGCAGCTTCGTCGCTGTCCCCCCATCCACCCTGGACGGAAAGCCAGTACGCTACCGCGCTACGAGCATAGTAGCGTTGTGCCTCCAATGAACCGCCCCGGTCCGCTACCGGAAAGCCCATGGACTGGGGCACTGATGACACGGGAGGTTTCTTTGAGCGTAACCGTCCGGTGAAATCTCCTAAGCCATGCTACGCTGTGGCTCCGACGACAGCTAGCTCAGGATGAGATGCAATTATGGTTCATTTCAAGGACGTAATAGCTAGAAATCGCGAGGCTTGGAATGCATCCGCAGATCGCCATCGAAGAAGTGCTGCCTGGAACCACCTCATTGAGGAGGTAAAGCGGCATGATTTTTCTTGCTTGGACTCGACTCTGACCGCGACTCTGGAGCAGGTCGGTCTATCCCAGAAAGAAGTTGTACAGCTTGGGTGTAACAATGGGCGAGAAGTGCTTTCAATGTTTGCCCTTGGAGCGGCTCATGTAGTTGGAGTGGATCAGTCCAATGAATTCCTAGAGCAGGCTATGGAGCTAGCAACCCGTTCACCCTACACGCCTGAGTTCGTCGAGGCTGACATCCACAAGCTGCCGAAAGGTCTCTACGGTCGATTCGATGTCGCCCTGATTACTATCGGTGTTCTTAACTGGATGCCGGATATGACTTTATTTTTTAGCCATGTTGCGAGGGTGCTCAAACCGGGTGGTGTCCTTGTAGTCTACGAAACCCACCCGTTCTTGGAAATGCTAGACCCAGAATCGGTTGATCCGTGGCGAATCGAGAACTCATATTTTCAAACAGACCCAGTGGTAGAAACAACCGAACTCGTTTACGAAGGTAAAGGTGAGGAAAACGGGCATCCATCTTTTTGGCATGTTCATAGCCTGGGTGATGTACTTACAGGAATAGCCAGGGCTGACTTAAAGCTTTGTCATTTTGCTGAATACCCTCATTCAAATCGTGAAGACACCTATGATGTTTATGAGAACAATGGTGTCCAGGTACCAATGTGCTTCACCCTGGTGGCGAAAATGGCTCAAGTGGACTAAGTCGCAACATGAGCGACCCAAAGCGCACCTCGTTTAGCTAAGCCTGATGCTGGCGAGCTTCTCGGCGCTGATCCGGATCGCCTGATCCAGGCGCTGAGAAAGCTCCTCCTCGGTAAGCTTTTCACGCAGCGCGATCTTCAATCCATCGTCGCACCCACTGCGATTCGGCATGAAAACTTGAGCGAAGGTTTCCAGAATCACGCGCTCGCTCAGAATTTCTACCTGTTTTTCATTCAGGTTCTTCTCCTGCGGCCTGGCCGCGTCAGTTCTATTCCATCGCTTCAGCCATCACGCCCAGCGCCTCGTGCTCCATGGTCCGTAGGTCGGGGAAAATGTCAGTGAGGTCGCGGCGCTTGATACCGAGCATCGCGGCAGCGGCCGGGATAGCGGCGTAGTCGAGTCCGGTGGCTACGCCCATGCCGCCAATCCGCCATTGAGTGGTCAGTGCCTCGAACAGCTCGAAGGCTGGCCAGGCGTCAGGCCAAACCTCGACCATTTCCTCGGGGATGTCAGCTCTGGACAGGCCAAGGGCCGCGAGCTGCTCGTCTGAGGCGCCTTGCTCGTAGAGGGCACGAGCGGCGCACTTCAGTTTCCCAAGCGGGCCGGGTTGTAGGCGGCTTGGTAGGCGTCGATTACTGCCTTCGGCGCGCCGGTACAGGTGCGCACTAGGTCGACGATGGCCTCGGCGCTGAACTCGTCCTCCAGATCCCAGCCTGTGACGATCTCGCCCAGTTGCTCGGCCTGCAGGGCGATTTCACCGGAGGTTATCTCCACCCAGATTGCCCCGTCCTTCTGTGCCTTCCCCGCCCAGGCGTCACGCGCCTTGTTCCAGCGGTCGAACATCGCGGACAGAGCCACGCGATCCATGTAGCGGAACTGGAACTGAACGGGAACCGGATCGGTGCCAACTCGAGGAACCTGCACCACGGCAGAGAAAGTGGGGTTCTGTGCGATTTTGATCTTCGTCATGACGGCCCCTTAAGCAGCGATGTCGCGGACTGGTCGACCAGACAGGCCAACGCTGATGGTGCGGGTCATGAGCTGGTTGCGCTCCATGGTTGGAGAGCTGGTGATGCTGACATAGCCCGGGTACAGGATCTGGTCACCGTTTGGCAGCTTCAGGCGCAGCACGGTCAGAGCTTTGGTGTCACCCAGCTTTTCGATCACGCTGACATAGCCAGCGGCCGGCTGGTCCTCCACGGTGATGGAGATCGACAACGGGTTGCGGTTGGTCGGCATCCTGCTCAACGAGCGTGCGCTCAATGCCGTCAGCCAGGCCCGGCGAGTGGCAAACTTGAAGCGCATGGCTTCCAAATCGGCCAATCCGGTCAGTCCCTTCGTCTTCCAACCGAGCAAAGGTGGGCTGTGGATCAACGAGCCAAGTGTTACAATCCGCCACTTCAAAGCAGCGCTCAAGGCGCTGAACATCCGTGAACGCCGGCAGTACGACACCCGCCACACCTACGCAACCATGTGCCTAATGGCTGGGATGAACCCTGCGTTCATCGCGAACCAGCTCGGACACAGCGTCGAGATGTTGCTCTCTACCTACGCGAAATGGATCAGCTCCTCCTCGGACTGGAGGGAGCTGGAGAAGCTGCCGCCCCGAGTCGAATTGGCCCAAAATTGGCCCAACACAGACGAGAGGGCCTAA